AGGAAGCCCTCCTGCCGTTTCTGCGACGCGTAAAGGAGGAACTGCCGGAAAAGGATATCTGGCTGTACACCGGTTACTGCATCGAGGATGTTGCAGGTTCTTTGCTTCTTTCCTATGTGGATGTGCTTGTGGACGGTCCGTTCATCGAAGCGGAAAAGGATATCTCGCTTGCCTTTCGAGGAAGCAGGAATCAGCGGATCATCGATCTGAGGGAAAACGACAATGGAAAAAGCGATGATTGACCTCAAGACTGTCATTGGTGTGTATCCGTTGTGCAACACCGGTGCTGTGCTGGTACACGCCATTGATTATGGCGAGGATAAAATACTGGCAAGCATCAACGGAAAGGACCCGTGCTGGTGCGACATGATTGAGGAGTATATGGAGATCACCGGAGAAACGGAGCTGGGCTTTAAGCTCGGCTCTTTCTTTATTCCGCTGTGCGAGGTTATGCGCTTCTACAGCTGATAACGCAGATGGAGGGAACGATGCAGAAAACTGCTGAATTAAAAGTACTGCCGGTATCCGTGCTCAAACCGGCGGAGTACAATCCCCGCAAAAAACTGAAAGCGGGCGATAAGGAGTACGAAAAGATCAAGGCGTCCATTGAGGAGTTTGGCTTTGCCGATCCGCTGGTCGTCAACAGTGACATGACGATTATCGGCGGGCATCAGCGTTTGACAGTGGCGATGGATCTTGGCTATACCGAAGTCCCCTGCGCCGTGGTGGATATCGATAAGGTCCGGGAGAAGGCGCTGAACATTGCGCTCAACAAGATCACCGGCGCATGGGACGAGAGCCTTCTGGCTGAACTGTTGCAGGACATTCAGGACAGCGACTTCGACCTCGGAAAGACCGGCTTTGATCCGCCGGAGATCGAGCAGCTTTTCAATCAGGTACACAATAAAGACATCAAGGAAGATGACTTTGATATTGAAGAAGAGCTGAAACAGCCGACCTTCTCAAAACTCGGTGACCTGTGGATTCTGGGCAAGCACCGTATCGTCTGCGGTGACAGCACCAAGTCGGAAACCTACGAGCTGCTTATGAACGGTGAAAAAGCAAATCTCCTGCTGACCGATCCGCCGTACCTCGTAGCATACAGCAATACCTCCGGCAGCATCAAGAACGATGACCTTTCGGATAAGGAAGGCTATGAATTCCTGAAAAGCGCATTTGCCTGTTTCAAAGAGAACCTTGCAGATGATTCTGCGGTGTATGTTTTCTACGCGACATCAAAATCGAGGGTGTTCTATGACGCTTTCGAGGATGCCGGATTCCGTGTTTCTTGCGGATTGGTCTGGCGCAAGGACAGGCTTGTGCTGTCGAGGACGGACTATCAGCAGAACTTCGAGCCTGTGATCTACGGCTGGAAAAAGGACGGCAAGCACACATGGTACGGTGACCGTAAGCAGACCACCTGCTTTGACTTCGACCGTCCGAAAAGCTCCAAAGCCGAGGGTGAGGGACATCCGACTGCAAAGCCTGTACCGCTGATGGCATATCTCATCAAGCAGTCCACCATGACAAACGGCATTGTGCTGGACGGCTTCCACGGTTCCGGTTCTACCATGATCGCCTGTGAACAGCTCGACCGAAAATGCAGAGCTGTAGAATTGGATGAAAAGTTTGTGGACGTTCAAGTGAAGCGGTATATCAAATTCCGCGAGGGCAAGTACGATGATGTGTATGTCATCCGTGACGGACAGAAGCTTTCCTTCGATGAAGCGGTGGCAGCGATGCCGACAGCAGAGGGTGGTGATACGAATGGGTGAACTGAAACCTCTGCTTCATGTGGTCTCCTTCAGCGGCGGGAAAGACAGCACTGCGATGCTCCTGAAGATGTTAGAAATGGGAATGCAGGTTGATCTGGTGCTGTTTTGCGATACCGGATTAGAATTCCCGGCACTGTATGACCATGTACACAAAGTCGAACAGGATACCGGCATGAAGGTTACGACTGTCAAGAGCGAATATACCTTTGAATATCTCATGCTCCATAAGCCAATCAAACGGAAAAAGCCGGAACTGCGCGGCAAGACCGGATACAGTTGGGCGGGACCGCTGATGCGGTGGTGTACCAATCTTCTGAAAACAGTACCCCGTGAGAAATTCCTCAGCGAACTGCGAAAGAAGTACACGGTGATCGAGTACATCGGCATCGCCGCCGATGAGACGGAGCGCATCACGCACAAGTGCAACAGCCGACCGAAGGTCCGGCTGCCGCTTGTGGAGTGGGGCATGACCGAAGCCGACTGCCTGCAATACTGCAAGGAACGCGGCTACGACTGGGGCGGTCTGTATGAGAAGTTCGGACGAGTATCCTGTTGGTGCTGTCCGCTGCAGCCGCTGAACGAGCTGCGGATTCTGTATTTCGATTTCCCTGATCTCTGGAAACAGCTCAGAGCATGGGATGATGCAACATGGCGCACCTTCAAGCCCGGATGGTCAGTCCGGAAACTGGAGGCTCGTTTTGATTTTGAACTGGAATGGCAGACGGACGGAAATCAGCTCGGCACCAAGGAATTCCGCAAGGCGCTGAAAAAGAGACTGGAGGATGTCGATGGCTGATGTGAAATGTGAGCTGTATCACGATAATTTCCAGAACTTCAAATCCTACTGCATTCCGAAAGCACAACTCGTCATCGCAGACATTCCCTACAATATCGGCGGGGACTTTTACGCATCCCGTCCCGACTGGTATGTGAACGGTGACAATCAGAACGGTGAAAGCAGCAAAGCGCACAAGGCTGCATTCCACACGGATTACACCTTCAACATCGCTGAATACTTCGCCTTCTGTAACCGGCTGCTCAAAAAGGAGCCGTCCAAAGGTGAGAAGGATGCTCCCTGCATGATCGTATTCTGTGCCTTTCAGCAGATACCCGAGGTCATCCGGCAGGCGGAGAAATACGGCTTCAAGAAGTATCAGTTTTTGTGCTTTATGAAGAATTACAGTCCGCAGGTGCTGAAGGCGAACATGAGGATCGTGGGCGCAACGGAGTATGCTCTGGTGCTGTATCGGGGAAAGCTGCCGAAGTTCCGCAATACCGATGCATACGGCAAGAGGCACATGATCTTCGACCATTTTGACTGGATGCGGGACGGCAAGGATATCCCGAAGATACATCCTTCGCAGAAGCCGATTTCCGTACTGAAACGTCTGATCGGGATATTTACCGACGAGGGTGATGTGGTCATCGATCCCTGCGCCGGTTCCGGCTCAACGCTGCGTGCGGCGAGGGAGCTTGGCAGACACAGCTACGGCTTTGAAGTCAGCCGGGATTTTTATAATAAAGCCTGTGAACTGATGCTTGGGGAGGATACCGATGACGAAGCATGAATGCGCGGTCGTGACCGCTTACACAGAGATTTCTATGCTCAAGGGCGATGATCTGAAATATCTGTATGACTATCTTTCCGGCTTTATCGGCAGACCGGTGTATACACACGAGATTCCTGCGGTGGCGATGGCTTACAGAGAGCAGATCAGGGAGGACTTCCTCAATCTGTGCAGGAACGCAAAGGAGGCGGATGATGGATAAGAAACACTTGACCCTCGGCAGCCTGTTTGACGGCTCCGGGGGCTTTCCGCTTGGTGGCATCCTCGCAGGGATCGAGCCAAGGTGGAGCAGCGAAATTGAACCTTTTCCGGTGCTTGTCACGCACAAGCGGCTGCCGCAGGTGCAGCACTACGGTGATGTATCTACGCTAAACGGCGCAGAGCTTCCGCCGGTGGATATCATCACCTTAGGCAGTCCTTGTCAGGACCTGTCTATTGCGGGCAAGCGTGCCGGAATCCATGACGGTGATCGGTCGAACCTGTTCTTTCAGGCGATCCGCATCATCAAAGAAATGAGGGATGCAACAAATGGACGATATCCGCGATACTGCGTCTGGGAAAATGTCCCCGGCGCTTTCTCATCCAACGGAGGAAACGACTTCAAGGCTGTCCTCGAAGCAGTTATCGGAGTTAAAGAAAAAGGGATCGAGGTGCCTGCGCCTGAAAATCACAGATGGGCAAAATCAGACGTGTATCTGGGAGACGGATGGAGCGTGGCTTACCGAGTTTTCGATGCTCAATACTGGGGTGTCCCCCAACGCAGAGCAAGAATCTACCTTGTCGCAGATTTTGCTGGCGGAAGTGCCGGAGAAATACTATTTAAGTCCGAAGGCGTGTCTGGGTATACTCCGCAGGGCTTCCGTGCGTGGCAAGGAGCTGCCGGAGGTGCTGAAGAAGGCACTGGAGAGACAGGCGGGCGGTCTGACGCTGGAGGTGGAACCCTCTGCCTGAATACACAGGGCAACAGCGGCGTCGGCATCACCGAGAACAAGGCTCTCGCACTGGTCGCACAGGATCACGGCAACCATCCGGCGGTACTTCATGCGGCGGGATTCTCCACAGAACACAGTGCCAAAGCACGCAGCATCGGATACGAGGAGGAAGTCTCCCCGACACTGAGGGCAGGAGTTGTTCCCGCCGCACTCTCGGTCGAAAACCATCCGACGGACGGTCGGGTGAAGATCCGTGAGGACGACACCTGCCAGACACTTTGCAGCAGAGCCGGGACGGGCGGCAACAATGTACCGCTTGTCGCTGAACCGATCACGCTGAAAATCAGGTCAGGCTGCGAAGGCGGCGGCAAGGGCGCTCTCTGGCAAACTGATAAATCTGCTACGCTTGCTACCAACAACGACCAGACACTCTTTCAGCCAGAGATCAAAGCCTTCGGTGTATGCAGCAAGCATTCCAATGCGATGATGTCCGACAATCCGCACAGCGGATTCTATGAGGCGACCACAAGCAGAACGCTCGACCGAAGTGGTGGAAATTCTGTGACATCGAATCAGGGCGGCATCTGCGTGGTAGCACCTGCACCGGAGACCTTCGATGTGCGTTTCACATCGGACGGCACGAAAAATGCTCGTGGGCATTGTTACCCGACAGACATTTCCCGATGCCTTGATACGAGCGAGGCGAACCCGGACAGCAATCACGGAGGAGTTGCGGTGGTGGCTCTCGAACCGGGGGCGGCATCCCGTATCGGCGGTCATGTATACAGTGACGGCAAAAGCGGCACGCTCCGTGCAAATGCCGGAGACAATCAGCAGGCTGTTGTGGTAGCCGAGAAGGAGACCTATGCACTGCAAGGCTCGATGATCGGTCGCGCCGATCAGAACGGACCGCAGGGTGATGGTATCAATGAAGATGTGTGCTTTACGCTGAACACAACAGACAGGCATGCTGTCGCAGCACCGGATGCCGATCACTACAGCACAAGCAAGAATTCTCACCACACAGTCGCCGCACATGAACAGGCAAACACGCTGGTCGCATCCGACTGGAAGGATCCTCCGCTTGTGAACGACCTTCCGAATGACGAGCCGGTATATATCGTTCGTCGTCTGACTCCGGTGGAGTGCGCCAGATTGCAGGGATTCCCCGACTGGTGGTGTGCCGACCTTGCGATTCCCGATCCGACCGATGAGAAGATCACCTTCTGGACGGAGGTCTGGGAGACATGGCGGCGGGTCACAAACCCCAAGGGAAAACCGAAAACTGAAAAGCAAATCAGGAAATGGCTTGCTGATCCCTACACGGATTCCGCAGAGTACAAGCTGTGGGGCAACGGGATCTCACTGCCGATTCCATACTTCGTGCTTTCGGGTATCGCTTGGGTGGCGCAGAGAGATACACAAAAGTGAACGCATAACGCGCCCGTTTTGAAAGCATCGGAAAAAGACGAACCTGCGTCGGTTCAGTGCCGATGAGATACACTTATTTCGGATTTCTTGTCTCCGCCAAGCTCGATCTTTCCGTGCTTTTCCTCATATTTTTCAATGCAATCACGGATCAGGATCAAAACCTGACTGTTGGCAGAACGACCTTCGTAGTCAGCAACAACGTGAAGTTTATCAAGCATCTCCTGTTCAATGCGGATGGATACACTTTTGATAGCCATAAAACGAATTCCTTTCAGATATATTATGACTTTATTTTAGACCTATTCTGTGGTATAATGTTTGAAATGGATATAAATTGTATCTAAAATATATCTACAAGGAGTTGCACGATATGAAAATAGCAATTATTGGCTCACGAGGACTTCATGTGAATGACCTTGAACGGTATCTGCCGGAGGGTATCACAGAGATCGTCAGCGGAGGAGCGAGGGGTATTGATTCTGATGCACGGGCATACGCAAAGGCACACGGCATTCCGCTGAAGGAATTTCTGCCGGATTATGAACGCTTCGGACGAAGCGCCCCGCTGAAACGGAATCTGGAGATTATCGCCTATGCAGATGTGGTGCTGGCATTCTGGGACGGACAGTCACGCGGCACGAAATATGTGATAGACCATTGCCGGGAACAGCACGTTCCGGTCAGGGTTTTCGCACCGAAAAAGAAATAGTAATAAAGAAGCCATGCAGCAAATTGTGAACATTCTGATACTAAATCAGATGTTCTGCCGCAGGGCTTCTTTCTATTCTGTACTATGCACAATCTAAAGGGCAGACACGCCCCGTACATTCTCCGTTTTACAGTCTTGCATTCCGGGGCAAAAGACGGTAATATGTGACTACGAAAACGCCGCAGCCCAACGCACAAGGCTGAGGGGCGGCAGTAAAAACGGAGGTAATCATATGGAAATCAAGTTCAATATTGAAAAGAGCCAGCGCAAGGCACTGGCACAGAAAATCGGCGAGCTGACAGGAGCAGAGGTCAAGTACCTCGGTGTACCGGGCTGCAGATACCAGATCGACTTCTTCACCCTGGACAAAAACGCAGTCCTCAGTTTCAGCGACCGCATCGACACAGATATCGTAGAGAAGGTACTGAATGGGCTTGCAGAGGCAGGATATGAAAGCAAAACAGTAGCACCGCCGGAAGAAACGGATGCTTCGGCTGAATCAGAGCCGGATATCCCTGACGAACCGAGCAGCGGATTTCCGCTGCTCGCAAGCATCAGCTTCCCGATTGCAGAGCACACGGTGCAGAGCCTTACAAACCTTATCTGCATGATCCACTCCCGCGGCGCACTTCTCAGCAAGGCGACCGGCGGACAGTTCTTCGCAGACAAGAGCCTCGCCGATGCGATCCTCGATGACAAGACCTTCCGCAGCATCCACGAGCTTATCGCCTACATCAGAGTATGGGAGGAAACGAATCCCGAACTGAAGGGCATCCGTTTCGCCGATGACAAACTGATCTTTGACGGCTTCGGTGCAGCACAGGATGCCGAGACGGTGAAGACCTTCACCAAGCTCGCCGCAGCTATGAACAAGATGGCGATCACGCAGAAACGTGTGCAAGCAAAGGATGTCGATGACAGCAACGAAAAGTACGCACTCCGCATCTGGCTGATCCGCCTTGGGCTGAACGGTGCTGACTTCAAGGTTGACCGCAAGCGCCTCATGGCTCCGCTTTCCGGACACACCGCATTCCGCAACGATGAGGAGCGTGAACGCTGGGAGGCAAAGCAGAAGGCAAAGCGTGATGTTGCCAAAGAAGAACAGAACGAGGAGGAAGAGAACAATGCAGTTTCCGAATGAACGACAGCTCAGAGCCTTGCGGGAGCGTTATCCCGAAGGCACCCTTATCCGACTGAAGCACATGGACGATCCCTACGCACCAGTGCCGCCCGGAACAATCGGCGAGGTTCAGATGGTCGATGACGGCGGCAACATACACATGGTCTGGCAGAACGGCAGAACGCTCTCCCTTATAGAAGGCGTGGATGATTTCCAGGTCATTTCTGACCGCAATGGGGGCCCCGGAAAATAGAAGAGCCTATTCCATTGTATCCGAGTATACCATAGAATTTCAAGGATATCAAGTGTACACATACACCAGATATGCGCAATGTATTTTCCTCGATATTCTGTGGTTTTAGCGGCTTGCTATATCCTCCGAAAGACGGTAACATGTGACACAACGGAAGGGCAAACGCCCACCGAAAAACCGAATCGGAGGATACAAAAATGACTGAGAAGACCGCACAGCAGCAGAGCAGAACGAAGGAGCAGTCGATAGGGGTGGAGATCGAGATGAACAACATCACCCGCAAGGCTGCCGCAAAGCTCGCCGCCGACTTCTTCGGCACCGGCCGCACCGAGTACACCGCACACCGCAACGGCTACGAAACCTACAGCGCATGGGATGCACAGGGACGCGAGTGGAAATTCCAGAAGGACGTCAGCATCGCAGGCCCCGACAGCGAAAAGTGCGAACTGGTCACACCGATCCTGCACTACGCAGACATCGAAACCCTGCAGGAGCTTGTGAGAAAGCTCAGGAAGGCAGGAGCGCGCAGTGATTACACGCGGGGATGTGGAGTCCACTGCCACATTGGAGCCCAGGGACACACACCGCAGACCTTGAGAAACCTCGCAAACCTGATGGCAAGCCACGAAACCCTGATCGCCGAGGCAATCAGAGTAGACCAGAGCAGAATGCGCCGCTACTGCAGAACAGTTGACCCGAGATTCCTTGAACAGCTCAACCGCAAAAAGCCCACCACGATGGCACAGCTTGCGGACATCTGGTACGGCGCACAGGGCTGCGAATACGGCAGAACCCACCACTACAACGACAGCCGCTATCACATGCTCAACCTCCACGCTACCTTCACCAAAGGCACGGTCGAGTTCAGACTTTTCCAGTTCGCACCGCCTTCCAACGGCAAGCAGAACGGGCTCCACGCAGGCAAGCTCAAGAGCTACATTCAGCTCTGCCTCGCAATGAGCCAGATGGCAAAGGACCTGCGGAGCGCCAGCCCCAAGGAACAGCAGAAGGAAAACAAAAAGTTCGCCATGCGGACTTGGCTGATGAGAATGGGATTCATCGGGGATGAATTCGCAACGGCGAGAGAGGTCCTCACTGAGAATCTTACGGGCGACAACAGCTTCCGCTTCGGCAGATCTTAAAGGCCTGCCCTTCGGGGCGGAAGAACAAGCGGAACGGCACGGCGGCGCACACAGCCGCCACGGTCTCGGCTCTCGCCTCGGTCGGTGCTTCTGCTTCGCAGAGGTTGCCACTGGCAACCCGCACCCCCGTGTGGGGCGGAAAGGGTATCCTCCGAATCGGTATCCCATCTCAGTCAACCGCGCCACACAACGCAAATGTAGGCAAGGCATAAAATGCACAACATACGGCACAGAATCGCCCTCGATGATCTGTTCATTTACTCGCTTGATAATGCCGCCGAAATGAGTTAACATAGCACTACCGCAAGGAAAAAACGCAAAGGAGAACATAGCATGAACAAGAAAAAATACTACATAGCCTACGGCAGCAACCTCAACATCCGCCAGATGCGATTCCGCTGCCCAGGCGCAAAGCCCATCGGCATTTCCGCGATTCCTGACTACGAACTGCTCTTCAAGGGCAGCAAGACGGGAGCGTACCTCACCATCGAGCCGAAGGACGGCGGGCTTGTTCCGGTCGCCGTGTGGGAAGTGACAGCCGACGATGAGAAGCACCTCGACATCTACGAGGGCTACCCGAACTTCTACTACAAGAAGGAAGTCCGCCTGCCAATCAGGCTGGCAAACGGCAAGACCAAAAAGGTCACGGCATTTGTCTACATCATGCACGAGGAGCGTGAGATTGCGATCCCGTCAATGACCTACATCCGCACCTGCGAGGAAGGCTACCGCAACTTCGGATTTGATTTGAAGTACCTTGACAGGGCATACATGAGAAGCACAAAGGAGGACTGAAAATGAAAGAACAAGTTTTTGAAAAGCGTACATGTCCGAAATGCGGACGCACCTACACCGAGCGCCCTGCCCTATCCCGCTACGACAACGACACGATCATCTGCCCGGACTGCGGCACGAGGGAGGCACTCGAAAGCATGGGCATCAGCATCGAGGAACAGGACAAGATCCTCGGCATCATCCACGAGAAGTACAACGACGAATAAGGCGACATAAAGGGGCATTACAGCCCCTTTCCGCATTCTCAGGGATAACTTATCCCCCACTTTCCGGGCGTGACACGGCGCGTTCTGGCGCAAACTGTGGGCTTGTGTATATGTACCTGTTCAGCTTGCTGAAAACGGCGATTCTTCTACGATTTATTTTGCACATAGGCGTGGACATATCGCCGGGATCATGGTAATATGCTACACAACGGCAGGGGCAGACAGCCCACCGGAATTCATAACATGGAGGATACGAACATGAACGACAGCTACTTTGAGGAGATGACCTTCCAGTGCGCCGCCTATGAACGCGCCAAAAAGGAGCGCGCCGAGCGCAAGGCTCAGATTGCCGAAGCCCACGGCTACGACAGCCCGGAGATGGACGCTTGGTACGCTGAGGAGAAGGCGGCGGGTCCTTACCCCTACAGCGGCGGTGAGATGAAAGCCTACTGGGTGTACAAGATGCGCCGCGAGAACGACGGTGACGAGTTCGAGATGAGCGATTACTGCTGGGACAAGGAATTCCACGATTTCATCGAAACGCTCCGCAAGCTAGGCATCACCGAGTTCACGATCACCAATCAGAGCACGGCGCTGATGGAGAACATCTACGGATTTATTGCAGAAGGCTGCACGATGGTCGGAACGCACACCATCACCAAGAAGAGCCTGCGCTGGGGCGAGGAAGAATACGAAACGGCACAGGGCATCCTTTTCAAGGTGAACTGATATCGACAGGAGCAGGGCTTCGGCTCTGCTCCCCCTCCCCCTTTTCCTCATGTGTAAATCCTACAATACGAAAGGCTGAGATCGGCGATTCTTCTACGTTTTATTTTGCACATAGGCGTGGACTTATCAGCAGGATCATGGTAATATGTGACACAACGGAAGGGCAGAACGCCTACCGAAAAACGAAACGGAGGATAACACCATGAACCCCTACACACTGAGAAAGAGCCTGAACCTGATTGATGCCAACACGGCGATCACCCGCGAGGACTTCGAGAGCCTCTTCTGCAAGACTGCAGAGCGTGTCACCTTTACCTTCAACGGTTGGGACGGCAAGAGCTATGATGGCGAGAGCCGCAGCGGTTACGTTTACCGCACCATCATCGAGGGCTACGAGAATGTGAGATTCGTTAAGGTCGGCAAGGGACTGCATTACATCGATGAGGACAGCAGCATTACCGAGAAGGCTACGGGCATCGCCCACAAGGAAGCAGAGTGGCTGGTCGATGTGAAGAGAGCATAAGCAAAACAGCGGAGCCCTTCCTGCGGGGAGGGCTTACCGCAGAAAAAAAAACATGGAGGTTTACGAACATGAGTACGAATTCAAGAGTCGGAATCCTGCATCAGGACGGCGCCACGGAGACAATCTACTGCCATTGGGACGGCTACCCCGAACACCAGATGCCCATCCTCACCGAGCATTATAACACCGCCGAGAAGGTCAAGGCACTGCTTGCCCTTGGAGACATCAGCATCCTCGGCGAGCGCCTTGCTCCCGATGCGGATGAGCCGCACAGCTTCGAAAAGCCTGCCGATGGTGTGACGGTTGCTTACCACCGCGACCGCAAAGAGCCGATGCAGCCTGCGGTCACCCACAAGAGCGTTGTTTCCCTGATGAGCGATGACTGGGGCATTCCGTATTACTACCTTTTCGATGAGGAAAAAGGAGCATGGCTTCCGCCGACCGAGGACTGATAGGTTCAGCCCTGCGGGGCTGACTTGCCCCACGTTGTCCTTTGTGCGGTTTTCCTGCGATAAGCTTGCCCCTGCGGAAAGCCGCCTCACACGGCGCGTTTGTGTGCCTCCTGTGGGCTTGGTGCTATGTATACAACAAATGGCGCAGATACGCCGATTTTGTTCTGAACATTTAGCCGCTTGCTATTCCGGAAAGATCATGGTAATATGCTACACAACGGAAGGGCAAACGCCCACCGAATACAAAACACGGAGGTAAACCACCATGACAAAGAAGGAAATGAAAGCCGCAGTTGCCAAGCTGAAGATGCTGCAGAACGGCAAAGCCGCCCTTGAGGGAATGACCGAAGCGGACTGCCTTGAGCTTTTCGGGATCAGCAGAGCGCAGGCACTTGCAAACACAAACGCCGCCCTTGCCAAAACCGAGCAGGAGATTTTCAGAGCCGAGCATCCGCTGACAGGCATCGACAAACAGCTCTTCGAGATCGCAGCAAAGCACCTGATCACGGTGCAGGAGCGCGGAGACCTTGAAGCCCGCCACTGCGACAGCGAGGACTTCATCGAGGTTTCGGTCTGGGGGCTGGAAGCCGCCCTCAAGGATACCTACGAGGCAGGATGCAAGAGCAAGTAACCAAACGGAACAGCGCAGCCCTTCCGCAGGGAGGGGCTGCCAATCCCGAAGGAGGAAAGAACATGGATACATACGCACAGCTTGAAATGCTGACCGCAGTCATCGCAAACCTGTCGGCCACGGGAACATGGACGGAGCGAGAAGTGATGAAAACGCCGCTGGATGTCTTTGAACCGAAGGAGCTTGAACAGCTCGGCTACGGCGACTGCGTGAACGCATACTTGGAAGAGTACGGCGGATAGCGACGACACACGCACCACGTTGCCTCGTGTGGGGCGGTGCCGGGGAGATGCGTACAGCTTGCCCCTGCGAAAAGCCGCCCACACGGCGCATTTGTGTGCCTCCTGCGGCAAGGCATAATATGTACAACAACCGACAAAAAATCGCCTTGCACATTCTGGTAGTTTAGCCGCTTGATATATCTGCCGAAAAGAGTTATAGTGTGTACAACGGAACGGGAAACCGAGCCGAAAACTACGAAAGAACGAGGTAAACACTATGTGGCACGATTCTGGCACCGACCAAGGAAGGCAAGACGGTGGTTCACTACTGGGCAAAGGTCTACGACGGGGGCAGCCAGTACGGCATCAACGAGGGCAGAATCAGTAAACTGACACTCAAGGAGAATGGCAAGGTCATCTACAACTACGACAGAGGCGAGGATGTACCCGAGCAAAACGAGGCTGCGGAGATTGCCCTTGCGATCCTGATGTACGAGTACAAGTAAATAGAACGGTCGGTAGGCGGTAGCATTAAGCCGCCCATCCAAACCAAGACGGACACACATATAAATTCAAGGTGGATATACATAGGAGAGGCTTGCAGCACGCAGGCCTTTTCTTTATGCAGATTTTTTGAGAAAAGGAGTGATGCGGATGGCTCAGAGGGGCAGAAAACCCAAGCCCACAGCAATCAAGGAACTGGAAGGCAATCCCGGAAAACGACCGCTGAATGAAGCAGAACCTAAGCCTGCGAAAAAAGCTCCGCCCTGCCCGAAATGGCTGGAGCCGGAAGCCAAAAAAGAATGGCGCAGGTTATCAAAACAATTGGAACAGATCGGTGTGCTGACCGAGGTCGACCAGGCGGCATTCGCATCCTACTGTCAGGCATACGCACGATGGAAAGAAGCCGAGGAATTCATGACCCAGCACGGCACGATCGTAAAAACAAAATCAGGTTACTGGCAGCAGGTTCCGCAGGTATCCATTGCGCAAACTTATCTGAAGATCATGAACAAGATCGCAGAGCAGTTCGGTCTGACTCCTGCCGCAAGAAGCAGGATCACCGCAGGTGCGGATATGAAGGACGCTGCCGTTGACGATATGGATGCACTTCTGGGAGGAAACTGATGGCAAGAACAGCAAAAGCAAGGGAAAGACCTGCGAATTATCCGAAACTGAAAGACTATAAGCCCACACGGTTTATGCTGCCGGATTCCCATTACGATGCGGCAAAGGCAGACAGAGCCGTGCGTTTTATAGAAAACCTGTGTCATACCAAAGGACGCTGGGCAGGCAAACCGTTCTGGCTGCTTCCGTGGCAGGAACAGATCATCCGGGATATTTTTGGCATCGTCAAAGAGGACGATATGCGGCAATTTCGTACCGCCTATGTCGAGATACCCAAGAAAAATGGCAAACAGCTCGCTCTGGATACACCGATTCCGACTCCTGATGGATTCACCAATATGGGAGATTTGGAAGTCGGAGATACTGTATTTGATGAAAACGGCATTCCGTGCCATGTGGTTGCGAAAAGTCCTGTGGATGATACAGAGCAAGCCTACAAGCTGACCTTCAAGGACGGCACCTCGATCATTGCCGGGGAACGACATCTGTGGAACATCGAAATCGATAGTAGCGGCAAACTCGTTTCAACTCGTGAGATTTACGAGATGAACACCGATATCAAAATCGTTTCAAGTAAATGCCCCGAGACATCAAACAAAGATATTCTGCAACATTGGGAGGCTTCTCACGGCAATAACCCTCGTTATCATTACCTGCTGGACATCCAGCCTATGGATCATCCTGTGAAAATGCAGTGTATTCAGGTGGATAGTCCGAGTCATCAATATCTTGCTGGAACATCGTTTGTGCCTACGCACAACAGTGAGCTTGCAGCGGCAATTGCACTGTATCTGCTCTACGCCGACAACGAGCCGTCTGCTGAGGTCTACGGCGCTGCTGCTGATCGTGGGCAGGCATCCATTGTATTCGATGTCGCCAAAAGAATGGTTGAGATGACACCGGCACTTCTGAAACGCTCCAAGATCATGGCGGCTACAAAGCGTCTGGTCGATTACAGCAATGTCGGCTTTTATCAGGTGCTTTCAGCGGAGGTCGGTACAAAACATGGTCTGAATGTTTCCGGTTTGGTGCTTGATGAGCTTCATGCCCAGCCGAATCGAAGCCTTGTGGATGTTCTTACGAAGGGCTCCGGCGATGCAAGAACGCAGCCGCTGTACTTCCTGATCACAACCGCCGGTACCGACCGCAACAGCATCTGCTACGAATATCACACCAAAGCAAAAGATATTCTGGAGGGCAGACGCATTGATCCGTCCTTTTATCCGGTGATCTACGGACTTGATGATGGCGACGACTGGAATGCCGAGGAGTCTTGGTACAAGGCGAATCCTTCGCTTGGATACACCATTACCATCGACCGAGTGCGTGACGCTCACCGCGAGGCACTGACAAACCCAGCGGAAGAAAACGTATTCCGTCAGCTTCGTCTGGATCAGTGGGTAGGCAGTGCGGTGGCATGGATTCCGGAGCATATCTACGACAGGGGCAATCTTCCGATCGACCTCGAAAAGCTCCGGGGACGGGAGTGCTACGCAGGTCTTGACCTATCCAGCACATCGGATATCACGGCATTTGTGCTGGTGTTCCCTCCGCTGCATGACGGCGAGAAATACATCGTTGTCCCGCACTTCTGGCTGCCGAGAGAAACGCTCGATTTGCGAGTACGGCGAGACCATGTTCCCTACGATGTATGGGAGCGCATGGGATTATTTCATATCACCGAGGGCAATGTGGTCGATTATAATTTCGTGCGGAAAACGATCAACGATCTGCACACGATGTACAACATCAAGGAAATTGCTGCCGACCGCTGGAATGCGACACAACTTATCACCGATCTTGAGGGTGACGGTTTCACGGTTGTCCCGATGGGCATGGACTTCAAGGATATGTCACCGCCGATGAAAGAGCTATACAAGCTTATACTCGAAGGGCAGTTTATCCACGGCGGCAACCCTGTACTCCGCTGGATGGCTGGAAATGTGGTGGCTGAGATCGATGCTGCGGAAAACATCAAACCGAGTAAAAAGAAAAGTACAGAGAAAATCGATGGCATCGTGGCATGGATCATGGCACTTGACCGCTGTATTCGCCACGAGATGCAAGGTAGTGTATACGATGAACCCGACCACGATCTTGTGGTCATCTGACAGGAGGTAATGTTTATGGGCTTTTTGAGCTGGCTTGGCATCAGCAAGCCGAGAGATGCGCCGATGCTGCCTGATATTCAGGACAATGTCCGTGATTCTGGAAATCTGTTCGTATTCGGCATGACGCACAGCGGTGAACGTGTGGATGAACGCACTGCAATGCAGATTGTTACCGTTTATGCCTGCGTGAGACTGCTTTCAAATACGATCGCAGGACTTCCGCTGCATCTGTACAGATATACAGGTGACGGCGAGGATAAAGAACGCGCAACCGATCATCCGCTGTATAAGATTTTGTACCGTCAGCCGAATCCCGAAATGAGTTCATTTTCGTTCTGGGAGGCACTGATGTGCCACCTTTTACTATGGGGCAACGCCTATGCACAGATTGTCCGGGACGGCAAAAACGGCATCGTTGGTCTGTATCCGCTTCTTCCTGAGAACGTCGAGATCGACCGCGACCCGAAAAGCGGTGACCTCATTTACACCTATCATGCATACACTGATGAAAAGCCCGGTGAGCATGACAAGGATATCATCTTTCAGAGGGATGAGATACTGCACATTCCCGGTCTGGGATTCAATGGTCTGGTGGGATTTTCTCCCATAGCCATGATGAAAAACGCACTCGGCGCAGCTATGGCTGTGGAGCGTTACGGCAGTGCATTCTTCAAAAACGGAGCGCAGCCTGCCGGTGTTCTGGAGCATCCG